AGATGCGGCATAGTAAACCGTAGAGTCTACACTACCATCTGCTTTTAAGAACTGAGAAGAAGTTCCTCCACTTTTAATAAAGGAAGTGGCTTTAATGTTTCCATTAACCTCTAGTTTTTCTGTTGGTGTTGTTGTTCCTATACCTATATTGCCTGTTTCAGCCTTAATAGTCATTCTGGTAGTCATGGTACCAGAAACATTTTGCCTGAAGTATATGTCTCCATAAGGTTGTCCAGAGGTAACTAGGTATGTATTATCCAAATAAGCACCCGCTAAAGCTGGATTATATAATAAGTGAAATCCTTGAGTATCAGAAGAATTATAACTAATTTTTATTCCGTGTGTATTAGCACTTCCAACATTGTTTACTCTTAAAAATGGATCAGCTCCATTTATATGAAGTTTAGAAGTTGGACTTACCGTTCCTATACCAACATTCCCACTAGCTGATGCTAAAACAGTTTCCCCAGTTGCCCTAAATTGTCCATTTACATCTAATTTATACCCAACATCAGTCGTTGTACCTATAAGAAGATTACCCGTATTAACTATTGTATTCCCTCCTGCAATTACTGAAAATTGAGTAGTATTATTTCTTGCAACATTTAATAATATCCAACCTGTTGCAAACGATGCCCCTGTATCTACTTTTAAAACTGTTCCACTACCTGCTGTGTTTTTTACCAATAATAATTCTCCTCCTCCTGCCGATATAGAAGATTCAAAAACTACTTTACCAAAAGGAACAGATAATGCAGTAGTACTTGTTGTAGAACTACTTGATTGAATTGTAGTTTTCCTTGCACCATCAACTTTAAATCCTACAATACCACCAGTTGAAACTGAAAAAACATCCCAAGCACCAATTACACTTGGGGCTTCAATACTCACTCCTCCTAAATCAGTAGTTGCATTAGAAATTAATCTAACCATAGGGGAAGTACTAGTTGAACTAGAAGTAACAACGAACCTCTTATTCACATTATCCCAAACCAACCCATTATCCCCACCAACAACACCCGCACCTGTTCCAAATGCTACTTGACCAGTGGCGATTGATCCTGATATCCCTAGAGCTTGAGTACTCATCACCCCATTGGCATCAGCTACTACCATTCGAGTGCCTGTGCCTGCTAGATTATCTATTCTTGTAGCTCCTACTATTCGAGCAGTACCGTTTACGTCTAGTTTGAATCCTGCGTCTGTGAAAGTACCTCCATTTTGTATCAATACATTTCCCGTAGAGTTAAATATTCTAAATTTTTGAATATCCGATCCACCATAGATGCCAAAGTCACCACTAAAAGCCTGAATACTTGAATGTCCATATCTGTTAAACCATGTTTGTACGCTTCCAGTAATAATTACAAAAGGAGATCCTGCTGGTGCTTTAACACGCATAGCACCATCGCTAGTAATTGAAATTCCTGCTTGAGACCCATTGCTATGTTGAAGTACAAAGTTTGAGTTTGATGCTGTTGTATCATATGGAGCATCGTAAATAGATAATATTCTACCATAAGCTCTAATAGCAATGTTATTCACCCCCGTAAACGCACCATTAGTAAAGGTAGGATTGATGTCTAGTCCTACTAATACGTCATTGTTTGCTGCTGCTACTAAAGTAGTGTTTATCGACTGACCTCTTGCAATAGCAGAAATTGCAGTTTCTGAGCCCCCGAGAGTTAATTTTGTAGCCGTTGCTAGAGTTGATGTTCCTATAGCTACGTCTCCACTTGTTGTTACTAATAATATATTACCTACCGTTGTTTCTATGGCTCTAAAGTCAGCAGCGGCAGTAATAGTTGGGTTTACATATAAACCCCTAGTTATTCCATTTGCTCCTCCAGTTTGGTTGATGGTAGGGACTACTCTAAATGCTGTATAAGTTGCTGTTCCACTTGTTGGAATAAAAGTATTAGTTGAAGCATTTGCTGCAAATGGGTCTATTGAAAATGTAAAAAAATCACCAGAGGTAGCTACAATTGGTTGACTTCTTTGTGCTATAATTCCTGTTTGTTGACTAAAAGACGTACTTAATGCAAGACTAGCAGTCGCACTAATGTTTCCAGATGAAGCGTGAAATGCAAAAGTATTTAGTGCTAGGACAGATCCGTCTCTTCTTACACTAAAAATATTTGTGCTTCCGTTAATACTTGCGTTAATAAGATTAGAACCAATACCACTTGCGGTATTAGTAACGTCTATGTTTAATGCGGTAACATTTCCAGAAGTATTCCAAGTACCAGTTAAGTCTATAGCTCTTGTGGTATTTGCTCCAGTTACCGAATATCCAGAAATAGTTAATGGGGTAGTATTTGCAGAACCTTGAAATCTTCCTGTACCATTAACATCTAACTTATATCCTGCATCGGTTGTAGTGTTGATTAGGACATTACCGTTTGTAGGGCTAAACCTCATATTTTCAGTTCCACCAATACCTAGAATTAATGGGTTTGATGTAGTTCCTGAAAATAAATTTGTAGTTCCTTCAGCTGTATTATTTCTTCCTCTAAAAGTCCTTGCATAAACAAAATTCCAAACCTCGCTATTATTCCCTAAATCTTGACCAAAATTGGAGCTAGGACTTACAGTTCCTCCAAATCTAAAATCACCAGTTGTAAGCCCAGTAAGTGAAAAAAGTAATCCTGCAATGCCTGAGCCATCTGCTCTAGGCGATATAGTCCCACCCCTTCCTCCGCTCCCCAGTATAGATAATGATACTCCTGTTGTAGTTCCACCAATTCTAATTGAACCTTCAGAATGTAATGTAGTTAATGGGGTATTCGTCCCAATACCGACTCTACCGTTAACCGTATCTGTGTAGATGAGATTGGTAGCAACTGTCAGTCCACCTACAGTAATCGCATTGGTGGTGGTGTTCCCTGCTGTGGTTACTTGTGCTAGAGTAGGTACTGAGACCAAAGGCGTACCTCCGAAGATGGTAGATATGCTTTTGTTCTTCCAAAGAGTACTTGAAGTTTCATAAACCAATAAGTCATTGTTGGCCTCAGAAGCAATTTGAACTCCGTGTAATTCGTTTAACTCGTAGCCATTTTGAATATGAAGGACTATCCTACCTTGCGTAGGGTGAGAACGAGCAATATATCCGATAAATACTGCATGATTAGGTTCTGCTGGAATTGTGCTTGTAAATGCCCCAGCGGTGGTAGCAGATAACCAAACAGCATCTCCAGCCGTAAATGCCGAAGTGTCTAAGTTGTGAAGAGTTCCGTTTGTTGCAACATATCCGTCAGAGTTATTATTGATGTTTGCTACAACTATACCTATTGTTTTTGAGGAGGTGGCCTCAGTATCAGCTTGGGCTCTTAAAGCATTTGGTCTGTTACCAGTCGCTCCACTTAAATAAACTACTGTACCTTTCGTTAAGGTAGAGCCAGTAGAGTTTCTTACTATAATTTGGATGGTCTCAGCACTATCTACTACTCCGTCATTATCGACATCATACGTGCTCTTACTCATGTCCGCTCCACCACCACCAGCAGCAGGAGTTTGATTCTCCCATTGAGAAGTAGTAGAGTTATATGTTAAGACTTGAGCATTAGCAGGTGCACTTATTGTTACGTCTGATAATCCATCAAGAGTAGTTACTCCACCTGGAACAGCTTTCCAAGTGCCATCGTCAGCTAAGTAACGATTACCTGCTCCTGTAGATCCTGTTCCCAATCTATTGGGGTCAATAATTCCTGTTTTAATGTAAGCCGCATCAAACAACCTCCACTTAACAGGACCATCTACGGTAGCAGGAGGCATAAGGATATACCCGGCTGCCATGTAAGTTTCAGTCGTAACTCCGTCCCTAGGAGTAAGACTACGATTAATTAATATATCGTATTGTTCTTCTGGAGTTATTGGATTACTTGGCATACTTATAATACAAATATACTCCTTTACAAAAAAAAGTAAAGAATTAACCTTTTAGATTATAATATGCTAAGGTCAGTCCCATTAGGGACACTAGTCCCAGTGCTTATTGTACTCTTCCCAGTAGAACGTAGGGACTTCATTAACGTAATCTCCTACTATCTTAGATTTGAAGACAGAGTCTTTATGTTCTACTAGGGCAAGGGTTAAAATATCCTCTTGTGCGAAGCCAACCTTTGTAAGCTCCTCTATAATCCACGTATAATTACCTCCTGTAAGGACCGCTGCTTCGACCAAAACAACCTTATCTATGACTTTCTTCATATGAGGTGCTGTAACCTCTAGAATCCGCCTAAACGCATCCTTCTTCTCTTGAGAGTCGTCAGGGTACGCAACATCTAAAAACATATAGTGAGGAAGTTCTCCATCCCTAGAAAGACTGTGAAGGACTCTTAACCCTACAATACTGGAATAGTCAGGACTAACACAGATTACTCCTATCTTCAAAGCATCTTTCCACTCAGACGTTTCTTCCTTTACCTTACCTACTACCTCTAATAGTAATTTATTTTCTAACTCTTGGCTGATCATTATACAAATATAACCCTTGAGGGAGAATAACCAAATAACTTAGCATTAGATAAAGTTAATTTAATACCCCCGTATTTGGGGAATTTTTTTTCTGAGCCCCCCGGTCATCAGATGTACGTGAGGTTGGGGGTGTCCAAATTCATATACCCCGTAGCCTTTCGGCATCGACGCTATCCCCCGTCGGGGAAAACCGATGCTCTCTTTACATATACAGATATGGGATTAAAAACAGAAAAAGAGTTTGACTTGGACGAGAACCAAATCAACTCAGAGGCTCACGCACACACGCCTCTTCAAAAAAGTGCTGATTCTTCAGATTCAAGTTCTCCGCTGGAGCCGAGAGCCGAGAGTCGCTATGCTGTCGGTGATATACGCACGGAGCCTATTCGCACCTGCGTTGCTATCATCCCTACGTCTGGCTCCAATGCTGGGCGTCAGATGTACGTCATCAACGGCACGCACTGGACTCGTCAGGAGCCTCAGCCTACGCACAATACGCTGGTGCTTCAGTACACTTCGTGGAAGGCCAAGGACGGCTCTACCGCCTTCGGCTGGAACGTACAGGGCACGAACGTGGACGCTTTCTCGTTGACCATCGACCAGAAGATTGCGAAGGTCGTGGCCCACGATGCCTCTTATTCGCAGGCTCTGGCGCTGTTGCTGAAATAACTCCGTCACGGGGGGACTTTGTCCCCCTTTTTGCCTTCCGACAATGTCGCTGTGCGTGGTCTACGTGCGTTCTTCTCGGCAGTTGGTCTGCCTGTCGGCAGGTTTGTTTTGTGCTTACGCACTTGCTTACGCACGAGTTGCTGTCGCCAGACTTTGTGGGTTCTCAAACCCTTAAAATCTTATGAAATAATACAAAAACTAAAGGTTTTTTTAGTTTTGTTTAACTTTTGGGGTCTCAGCACGGTGATTTGGGAGACCTTCCTTGTAAAAAGTTAAACAAAACTATAGTTTTTCATAATAATTTGGGTGAAAAAGAGGGTGAAAATGGGGGTCAACACCCCTCAGCTCCCTTTCTCTGGTCAAAAAAACCCCAAAAACAGGGAACTAACTATATAGAAATAGTAAAACCTTAACCTTTACTCATTAGTATTAAGGGTTATTACCGTTACTATAGAGAGTATAGAGGTATACATCTTCTTTATTCAGAAGATGTCCTTTCTATTGCTAAGCAAAACTTTTGCTTGGTCGACTATGCGACCTTAAATAGCCTTTAGGCATAGTGCGTTATCTTATTATAAGATAGGTATGGATAAGACTATAGATTTGTCAACTTGTTCATTAGATGAACTATTGACTATTAGACAGAATGCTATTGCAATAGATAGTATAGAACTATACAGAGCCTGTGATAAGGCTATTAGTGTTCTGTACTCTAAATGCGAAAATAAGGGAGCTTAGTCTCCCTTTACTTTAATGCATCATTCTATCTTCACAAGGGATAGCAGTAGTAATTGAGCTAAGGGAAATCCTTAGTAATATCAGAGTAATATCTGATGTAGACAGTAGGATACTCTCTGAAATAAGTGAGTCCAAGAAACCTTAAGTGATTAGGTCTGTCATTACTACTGAATGCAGAGTGGAGTGTTTCCTGGGACTTAGCAATCGTCAACCACAGTAAATATGTGCGTTAGGGTTACTAAGTCTACGAGACGATTAGAAATTCAATTGTAACCTAATCTTTATTTGCAGTAGCTAATGTAAATAAAAGATAAGGGTGCTAGATAAAAAAAATGGACGATGCTAATCTTAGCAAGTAATAATTCTCCATTACCTCATCAGACACTATGGGGAAATGAATGTGTTAAAATACAAGATAGATCAACAAGCCTTGTATTACAATTGAATTACTTTTATACCTAAGGGTATAATACCAATTAGTATAAATTAAAACTAAACAGATATAAAATGGAAAACTCTTTCGAACTCACTGAAGCACATACTATCATGCTAGATGGTATGGATGATGAACTTAAAGCTGCTGCTAAGCAAGTTGTTGACACCCTTGGTTACTACCAGTCTATTCAGTTCTTTATGGATGAACTTGACATGGATGATAGTAAAGCAAAACTTCTTGCTGATCTTGGGTGCTATGTAATTGAGTAAACTATGGGTAAGTTTATAGTATTCTCTACCTTAAGTCAAGCTAAGAACTTTATTAAGCGCAAACTTCCTACTTATTCTTGGAGTGAAGGGTGTGGTTGCTGTTATAGTTACTCTTATCCTTCAATACAGGGTAAGCGAATTCTTTACGTGCAAGATTATTCTTCTGCAGGTAATTCCATCATTGAAGTAACTGTCATTGGCAGATACAAAAGATAAGCACTCTACTGGCCACAGAGTGTATATTGATCGTGTTTGGCCACACGTCAAGGCAAACAAAGATGTCTTTGAAATCCAAGAGCGGTTTCTAAAGGGGGTTAGTGAACAAACGATCTAACCCTCCATCTTTTTTAATTATTAAACTATGAAACCAATTATATATTTCGGGAAGGCACTGTTGATGATAGTGCTCCCAATCGTCTTTATTGTGATAAGCTCTATTATCATAGCCGGTTTGTTCGCTCTATTAGGTACTCTTATGGGGCAGAATACTTTTGCTAATTGCTTCCAGAATCTTTTAGGTAATGTAGCATTTGTAATGACTATCATTACTTTGCTTTTGTGGTTAATAAACCAAGTAACAGATTAACTTATGACGTTCGAAGAAGCATCGGATATGTTTGCTATGTATAGCATCAGTCCAGAACTGACCTGCCAATGTGATGAATTTCACATGTGCCAACAATGCCATGAGGACATGAAGAATGAATCTGACCTCAATGCATTTGAGAATCAAACCTACGAAGGGTGAGTAATCACCCTTCTTCTTACTAAACTAAAATTAAACTAAAGATAAACTTAATTAATGAACTATGAGAACCAGATTTACCAGACAGACACAAGTGGTCGAAAAGGTTAGCCTTTCACACTTACGAGCCTTCAGAATTGAAGCCAGACACAAACAAGATGCTTTACCTCGTCAGGAAAGACTTCTTACTTATGAGATTCGAGACATGTTCAAGAATCTCTCGTATGAAACTATGTTGAACGAGAAGAGAGACTTACGCCACTTAAGTAAGCCTCCAGTTAAAGAGCAGATTGTCTCCTTTAAGAAAAGAATAGTTTATGCTACATCCTATGATGTACTACAAGATACTATTCTTGGAACCTATCGTAGAGGTAAGAACTACGTTAAGCGTAAAATTGATGCGATGGAAGTAGTTCCAGTCATTGACTGGGATTCATTCGCAAAGTAACCAACAGGGGATAGAGATATCCCCTTCATTAAATCAAAAACAAACCAATTCAAAAACCAAACTAACTTAAATTAAAAAATTATGTCACAAGTAAAAGTAGTTGCAATGCAAGACGGATCGATTGTTAAACAATCAAGTAACCCTGAATTCGGATTTATCCGTGTATCACAGGAAACTGTATCTATTGTTAATGGTTGGATTCGCAAGAATTCTCGTAGTGCATTATTCAATGGTAATTTCAAAGACCTTCAGTCTATGGGATTGCGTGCAGGTTCTGTATTCCCAGGTAAACTTGTTATCGACGAAGCATTAGAGGCATTTAATCCTGGTCCTTACCAAGACAGAGACTTGAAGTATGCTTTCGAAGGCGGTCCATTGTGTGTATTCGAGGACATGCCTATCTATCGCAGAACTCGTTACACTGAGAATGTAAACGAAATGGATACGCTTATCCAACACACCAACACTGAAGAGATTCGTGCTGCTGTAGAAAAGCGTAAGCAGGCTGTTACCAGCTTATCAGAGAACCTTACTAATGTAGAGGTAGCTGAAACAGTTGAAACACCTGCTGTAGTATCCGAGGTTGCTGAAGTAGAAGCACCCTTCTAGTATTAGACTTAACCTACTTACATAGGTATCCACAGACTAAACCAAAGAGAGTAGTGTAAGCTGCTCTCTTTACTTTTAAACAAAAAATTAAATGCCAAAAATATCAGGTCCATCATTGCGTGCATTAGTTAGGGAGATTAAAACTAAACTAGATGATTCTAGTAAAAAAACCCAAGATATTTTACTTACAAAAGCTAAAAACTGTAAAGAATTAGCTAAATTAAATTCATTACAACTAGAACAAGAGAGGCTTATAAGTTTAATTAGTACAAACTATACCACTGAAGATCACAAAGTTGTTGTACAATTTAATGAGGAAAATAAGGAGTATTACTTAGTAGTGAAGGAAGTTACAGGTCATATGAGAAGATCTTTTTTGATTGAGGATCAAGTTTGTTTATTAACTGAGTTAACAACTACAGTTTATACTGCCGATGAAATTATTGAAAAAGTAATTGAAAAACTACAAAGAAAGTAGTTTTTCTAAATGGCCCGTTCGTCTAACGGTTAGGACAGCAGGATTTCATCCTGAAGACAGAGGTTCGATTCCTCTACGGGCTACTAAACTAATTACAATGATTCAAAAACTAAAGAACAACTGCTGTTTAATTGTACTTGCAATGCTACTGTGTAGCTTCTATCAAAAGATAATAGTATTAGTGCTTATGGTAGGCGGGTTCTTTGTATCACCTGAAGGATCTAAAATACTTTATCACTACTGTTTTGGAAATGGAGACACTCTCTATCTAGACGGATCTTATTTAAGTAAATCACCGGTAATACTACGACAAGCAAAAAAATTAAAAGTTAGCCAATCAGTTAAAAACTTTGGCTTCAAACAACACGAAGATTGGAGATTGTCTTACGCATTAAACCCATTTACTATCAAAAGAACTCGTAAAGAGTACATTGTTAGTCAGTGGATAGAATTCGATAAGACTCGTAAAGTTAAAACTAAACTAAATCTGTTTTTATTTACTATTACAATACCAGATGCTATAGTTCATACTTACGACTGCACTCCATTCCTAGTAGTATTTAAATTTAAACTAAGCCAAACTTAAAATTTATTACCTTTGGCTAAAGTTCTCACCTGCATACCGTAGGATCTGCTCGTGGGACTTTTTCATAGTCAGGTGGCGGAATTGGTAGACGCACATTAGAAAGTTCCTATAAACCAATGGTTAATATCGTGGAGCTTTGGTATTAACATAACAGGTTCGAATCCTGTCCTGACTACAAAGGGCTGCCAACACAGTCCCGGTTCGCAAGGAACCAAACATATCTGTTCATATTAATTAAAGGGATCACCAAAGAAGGAGCAAATGTTGGTTTGCTCCTTTTTTATTTAGATAAAGACAAAGGCTGCCTATAACAGTCGGTTTTCATAGCAATCAAAGGGTTTTATAGGGACCCTTTATTTAGAACCAAATAATCCTAATTATATGACTCACAGAAAATCAGTAACATCAACCCAGATTTTGGCTAAAATGCCAAAGAATCAGTTAATTCAAACTAGTGAATTGCTGAAGAGTTTCCCAGACATGCAGTTAGCTGCACTTACATCTCAATTAATGCGTCTCACAGACAAAGGCGTTATTGACAAACTAGGTGCTAGCATCTACCGACTTCCAGTAGATTCAGCCCCTAAACAACGTTACCGTGTTAGTAGGTACGTTGTACTTCCTATGGATTTATTTAATGTAGTAGCCAAGTATTTGAAAGAAGGCTACACCATGAAGGATGTTCATCTTATTACAGGTATTCCATTCGAGAGCGTTAAGTTCGTAAGAAAGGTTATCAACAATGAGATTAGTCCTGACATCGAAACTAAATCTCCTTTGGAATTAAAGAAGCAGGAACTGCGTTCTTTGCTAGCTAATGATGCAGAAGCACCAGTAGAAGAACTAGAAGAAGTAGAAGAAGTAGAGGAAGTAGAAGAAGTAGAAGTTGCTAAACCTGAAGTAACGAAGGTAGTTGTAAGTGAGACTGAAACTGACAGAGTCCCTAATTACTTTACTATTGTAGTACAAGGTGTGACTCTTAAGGTAGCAGAAGGACTACAACTACGCTTTAAAGATGAGGCAGTTTTTATTGACCGTTAACATTATGCTGATTATGACTACCATGGCCGTTGGCTGTGGTAGTTATCAGTCAGTAAAACACAGTCCAATCGATACCTGTGAGTTAGTATCTTATGTTAATCCTTACAAGATTGTAATGGATACAATGTCTGACACACTTGATATCGACGATACTATGTTTGTTGACGAGTTGATAGTATTCGACTCACTATTCTGCGAAGAACCGGTAATAGATTCTGCTTACGTTTACAAGAACGCAGAGTACACCTTCTACATTGAGTATTATTTTAAGTCAAAGACCATCACTTACTTTATATGTGAGGGTTACATTAGAAAACGTCAAGTAATTTATTATGAACGCATTTAAATTAAACGAACATCTAGAGTTAGTTAAGATTAGAACCTACAGACAATGGTTCCAGTTATCTACTGTAGTTAATTTGATTTTACTTGGGTCATTGATCTACGCAAGCGTATTAGGGCCTACAATCAGAGAAGTTGTCAAGTATGTACCTTTCCACTCAATTAATGAGCATGACATTCAGCCTAGTGATTCAACTGTATTAGCAGAATTGATGAAGGAAGGCTGTGTTCTGCCTACTGTGGCAGTAGCTCAAGCAAAAATTGAGTCAGGTAACTACAAATCAGAAGTATGTGTAAAGAATAAGAATATGTTCGGTATTAAGTATCACAAGTGCCAGTTTGTATCAGGCCAGAATCTTAATCATGCAACTTATAATTCTTTTCGTGATAATATTAAATGTTATATTCACGTACAAAACCGTTACTTAACAAACATTGATGGTGTGTATGCAGAATCACCTGTATACATCAGCACCCTTAAGAGTTTGAAAAAATGAATTGTCTAGTCGTATTGGACAGTAGCCAGATAAACCAAGGGGAAAGATACGACCTTTCCCTTTTTTAACTTATGGATTCACAGAATAAACGTTCCGAAATACAAGCAGAAGCCCTTGAAACTATCCTACGTCACAGAAGGTGCGGTATTTCAGTATCAATGGGCGTAGGTAAAACTTACATAGGTCTTCAGTATATGGAGTCCTTAAGCACGCTTGTAAGCAAACCTTTGAGGTTTTTGGTAGTAGCACCCAAGGTAGATATCTTTAAGTCCTGGACAGAGGACGCAGATAAGTTCCATCTTAAACATTTAATTGACCGAATTACTTTCAGTACTTACATCTCACTAAATAAGCACAATCCTTTAGATTATGACGTGCTTATACTAGACGAGGCTCACACAGCTAAAGAAAGTCATAGAGTGTTCTTAGAAGTATTCCATGGTAGAATTTTAGGCTTGACAGGTACACCACCTAAATGGCTTCAATCTGAAAAAGGTCAAATCATGGAAGAGTTCTATCCAATAGTATTCTCTTACAAGGTAGACCAAGCAGTAGACAGTGGTATTCTTAATGACTATAGAATCTTCATTCATAGTCTAGAACTATCTACAGCTAACACAGTTAAGACCAAACAAGGCTGGTTTACTAGTGAGCGTAAGAACTATGAATGGCTTCGTAGGCAAATCGAGGAGGCTAGTAACGACAAGTTTAGGTTCATGAAGCAGATCATGTGTCTGACGGCCTTAAAAGGCTACGAAACCAAGCTAGAATACACTCGTAAGTGCCTCGAAAAGATTCCTATAGGAGACAAATGCTTAATTTTTGCTAATACAATCTCCCAAGCAGAAGAATTGTGTAAACATACACACCACTCTAAACGTAAGGACAAGGAAGACCTAGAGGCTTTCAAGCGAGGAGACATTACTAGACTAGCAGCAGTTGAGCAATTAAGTGAGGGTGTGACTATCCCTAACCTTAAACACATTATTATTCTTCACGCCTACGGTAACGAGAAGAAAACCAGTCAGAAAATAGGCCGTGTGTTACGCCTAAACCCGGATCAAGTTGCAAACGTTCACATACTTCAGTATGCAAACAGCATCGACGAGACGTGGGTTAAAAGAGCACTAGAAGGATTTAACTCAGAAAAAATTAAATACGTAAAACTATGACCAAGATGAATGTTAGAGGCGAAGTAAGAATAACTGAAGAGATGCTTCAGGGATTTGGCTTTAGAAAAATTAGCTACACCCAAGAAGAAACTGGCAAAGAATTTTATCATTACGAGTTACCATTAACTCAAGCTAATGATTACTCTGATTTATTACTTATCACCAATGCAAGCGATGAGGATGATTTTCCAGTAGTTCAGTTATTTGGAGCTAACGAGTACGAGTTTCTTTATGCAGAACCTATCATACTATTTATGAATATCTTACAGTCAAACTGTGTGGTAGAGGGCTTTCACCTAGATAATCAATTTAACGAACCTACCCAAGATGAAGACCAAGGATAAAACTTTTGAGCAAGTTTTGCATGAGTTGGATGAACAAATTAAAGCTGATTTTGTTAAGTTCCGTGAAGATTTAAAAAAGCTATCAATTCAAGAAAAAATGGATGATGTTTTTGAAAATCCTGAAAATAATATTAACTTAGCAGATGAATTATTGTACCAACCAATAGATCAACATGTCAGTACAGGATCCGATTACGCAGAGAAGGTTAAAGAAACTCAAGAGTAAGATAACTCCTGAGTTTATAGAGTACTGCAGTGATCGTGGTATTAATCCTATTGAGTGGTACAAGTGGCAATTACATTTAATTTGGCAACACAGAAAGTTAAGTAAAGAGATTCATGAACGCACTAGGAATGTACAAGGTAACTTATCAAGCTGGCAAAGGATTGGTTGAAATAATCCAAGTAAGTAAAAAGGTTAATGATAGTTGGGAACTACTAAGAGATCCCGAATTGGTACAACAGTTAGAGGATAAAATTCTTAAGAATCCACTTCCTCAGAAATCATCTAATAAAATGGGCTATGGGGAGGCAGTATACAATGAGAACCTACGGTATATCACGGGTAGTTTTGAAGTTGTGGATTAAGGCTAGGAGAATCCTCCGGGAAGCAAACAAATCACTTACTTGGACGCAGAAGAACTCTGTGTTTCAGAAATTTTAATTTATTATGGGTTACGACGAATATTTATTTAGCTGTCTTCTTAAAGAATATGACGAAGACTTTGCTGCTATGCCTTATGACGAGCAGTTTGATCACTTACCAAGGCTCTTCAAAGAGTTTGACAAATCACCCTTTAACGAAAAAGAAGAACCTCTATACGCTTGTATAGAAAGATACTTACTAGATAAAGAAGCTAATCAAAATGATGAGCTAGATGTCGACTCAGAGGATCCTGAATACATCATCTAATCAAAAGGCACTGGAAACGGTGCCTTTTTAATTTAAAGACATGGAACTATTAGTAACACACCCAGTAAAAAAGTCTGACATAGGCTTTCACGGTAATCTATTTGGAGGTACACTCCTTGCATGGGTAGACGCAGCATTAGCCGCCTACGCAATGGAAAAGTGCCACAGTCAAAATATGATTACCATTGCCTTAGATCAGTGCGTATTTAAGAAACCGGCCAAAGAAAAGCATTTGGTCAAGATTTATGCTCAGATGATTCACGTAGGTAATACCTCAGCTCAGTTCAGAGTAGAAGCAAGGGCTTACAGTGTATTTAGAGAGGACGAAGTAGTCTTACTGCAGACCTGTATGACCTTTGTACGAGTAGACGGAGAAGGAGAGCCTATTCCTATCTCTAAGCAAGTCAAAGAGAATTTTCTAAAATCAAACCAATGAAACTTAAACTAAAACTAGTAGCAATCTTTGCAATTGTAATTCTTTTCTCATTCGTTCCAGAGACATTCCCAGACTTCTTTGGAGATTGGGTTTGTCAAGGAGGGAAAGTAATTGTTCAAGGTAGTTCTTACAACATAGAAGGATGTTCTTACGGAAATCAGATGGACCACATGCCTACTACACACTGGGGCTTCAGACATTGGATGTGGACACTGTGTGGCGTAACGCTGTTTATTTGGAATGTAGTAGAGTTAATTGATAAAAAATACAGACTATGACAAACAACAAACAACAAACGTCAGTGGAGTGGCAACACATTGAGTTGTCAAAATTTATCAATGGCAAATCAGAGTTCACAGATGCACATGATATTTTAATTAAAGCCAAAGAAATGGAGAAAGAAAGAATTGAAACTGCATACAACAAAGGAACAGTTCATGGAATTGATTATCCTGAAAGTACACTACCAATAACTGGTGAACAATACTACGAACAAACCTACGGAGAAGGTGAGCAATGAATGACAAAATAAAAGAACTCCTTGAAAACGCAGAGCAATCGGATGCAATAGCACGAAACAAATGGCGCATTGAAAACCGAGAGCAACTAAGAAAAGAGCGTAAAGAAAAACTCAAGGAACTAATGGAAAAGGATAAACAACAAACGGCAGTGGACGCTGAAGAAGCAGCTCTAGACGATTACAACAGAATGGAGGAGGAGTGGGAGATGGAGAACTACAACGAAATGAATAATTTAGAAAATGCAGAATAAAGTTGAACTACTAGGCTACTACGGTAGCGACCAAGTAATTGCACAGTCTGCTTGGACATCTACCTCACGTGAGTTGAGCGAGGATAAATTAGCACGCATCCCTAAATTAATTGAGATGCTTTGGACAGAGGGACATGAAAGTCCCTTTGAGAAAGGCAACGTACACTTTTTAGTTACGTGTGACATAGCTTCACACATCCACTTACTTAAACACAGGATAGCGTCTATCAATGCTGAATCGGCCCGGTACAAAGAACTCAAAGAGGACAAGTATTTTATCCCAGAAGACTGGAGTGGTACACATTGGGACGCTATGTTGTACGGAAAGACAGTTGAGATGAATGCTCTTTATCACAAGTGTCTAGAAGAGTTAACACCTGTCTTAGGCCGTAAGAGAGCCAAGGAGAGTGCTAGATTCTTTAAAATGTACAACTCACAAATTACTGCTGACGTACAATTCAACATGCGTTCATTCGCTAATTTTCTTAAACTTAGAGCTTCAGAACACGCTCAGGTTGAAATTAGAGACATTGCATGGACTATGTACAAGTTAGTGGAGAATATTGAAGGAAACCCTTTTGAACATACCCTACGAATGATTAAACCATGAAGCTTAACCTTAACGGACTCTCACCAAGACACTATGCGTTCTTGATTATGCGGGATGAGTTAGGGTTAAGCTTTAGTCAAATTGGTATCAGAACGGGTAAGAATTACGCAGCCGCACGACAGCTTTACTTACGTGCAAAAGAAAAACAACTAATCTTAGATCAAATGAGACTAATCAAAGACAAAGTAATCAGTTTACTAACAGCTGATGCTAAGTACAGGGAGGACGACAACAAATTAATTGCTCGTATCTGGTATCAAGAATCTTTATTACTTAACTGTAATACAACTGTTGACCTCCTTACTGCTTTAGCTAAAGGTAAACTTAGTTCCGCTGAATCAATTAGACGTAGTAGGCAAAAAGTTCAAGAAGAAATGCCCGAACTTAGAGGCAGGAATTACAAAGAACGCCAGGAAGAAGCTGGCCAAGTAAAAAAAGATTTAGGCTATGGCAAAAACACCTAAAGTAACTATCAGTATTGAAGCACAGGGACCTATGCTAGACATAGTCGTCCACTGTACTACAGAAGCTCAGGTAGTTAAAAAACTCAAAGAGCTTAAAAACCTAGTGAATCCACCACGTACTAAAGTAGTAGAGACTTATCGAAAAAGATGGACTACTAAAAAACGTACTTACTATCTGGACAATTCAGTAGGTAAGATTCAAGGTAAACACACATTCACTATTATTCACAATCACCCTCAACACCCAACAAACAAACTATGACAATTCAATCATTTCGAAACGCAGAACTAGACAACGTAATCCTAGAAGTAGGAGACCAAGACGAATGGAAGCAGTTAGCTGCTGAGATGGGCTTAGACAAACAAATGGAGTTTGTTCAACAAGCTAAATCTCCCCTCCCTTATCCATACATGAACCAAAGCATGCAAAACATCTTTGGTACTTTGTGTGGAACTAAAGTAGATTTCAAAGAGTACTCCAAGACTCCAATACCTTTGGATGTTATGCGTGAGCTAGCTTTTTGCAGAGTAGAGAAGTACTTCAACGACATCAAGATCTGGTACGACGATAAGACTCCAGACCCTATTGCTGTAGGTACTTGCACTAGATTCTCTGCTAGTTACTATAAGACCCAAGAAGACAAAGACAAGGCTTCTTATTACAACAGAGAAAGTACAGGCTATGACTTTACTTCTCGTGAGCAAGCAAAGGATTATGTTGAGACTATGGGCTTTGTGTTTAACGACACCAACACCCAGACCAACCAATACCTTATTGCTCGTTGGGCCGATGAGTTGCGTCCTATGGAAGAACTCAAGACATTGGCTTTAGATAGACTCCAAGACAAGTATGTGTCGGAGTGGAACAAAGCCATCAAAGACCTTCAGTCCAAGGTACTTTCAGCTAAAGAGACGCTTAATCTTTTCTTGATGGGCGAAATTTCCGAGTGGGACTTAAGAAGAAACTTGTAATTTAACTTAAACTAATTAACTGAGGGGCCTAACAAGCCCCTTTTTTGTTATGCCAAACACAGAACTATTTTGCGATCCATTGGGTGTTGACTTCATTAATGAGGTACAACAGCCAGTAAGAGATAAAACCCTAGAGGAAAAGTTATCTCTTGTAACTGAAAATCTGCCTAAGCGAACTAGGCAGAAAAAAGTAAAATTTTATTCAAGTCTTGAGCTAAGAAGAAGACTACAGATTTTAATTAGCAGCAACCCTGACCACGACGTAGTTTGCCGTATTGCACGTAATCTACTGGATCTTAAGTATGTAAGTCCAGAAAGTATCAATTACTTAGATTTATCTAATGACGACTACACCAAGATATCATTCATGAATCAAGAGAGGTATGAGAAAGTTAAGAACGATAGCTTTAAAACTTATTACTTTACCTCTAGATCTAGAATTCTTTGTGCACACAAAATAAAAGTATCAGGTACTCATAGAGATGCAGAAGGTAATTTATATCATGGCTTAGAGGATAAGGAAGTCTATGCGAGTTTCTACTTTAACAAAAATTTAGTACCAGAGCCTATTAAGCTAAAAACCATTAAAACTGTTATTGGTTTGAAGCATCACGAGGATGGTACTCCTGAAGCTATTTGTGAATACTCCTACGAACTTCCAGAGGATTTTACAGTTGATTACCTAAAAACAAGTGACTTAGTGTCTAGGTATAGATTTAGGATAGCTCAAGGTAAATTAATCCCAAGTGGCTATGGTTACGAAAATCCTGAGTTTGATTGGAAACTTGACAACCTTAAGGAAGTAATTAGACCTAGTGTATGGAATCCTAACTTAAGATTTCATAGTAGTATTCACAAGGTCTTGAACAAGTTATTCCCTACAGAGTACACAGAACGTGAGAAGAATATGTTTGCCGAATCTTACTACAGATTAGTAGTAATTAAAGATAAGAGCTATTCATTCTCAGTTGTTCAAGGTGAAGCAATTAAAGACGCATACCTAGAAGACAATTATCTTAGACCTATAAACGGAAGTACCTTGTGGCAGTCTTGTATGCGTTACCAACAATGTCAGAAGTATCTAGAAATCTATGTAGATAATCCTGACATAGTAAGCTTGGCTGTACTTGAGAAACATGGTATGGTAGTAGCTAGAGCTATTATATGGACTTCACCAGATGGTAAGAAGCATATAGACCGTATCTACACCTACAATAGTGAGGCAGAGGCGATTATGACTGCAAGCATAGGTACACTAGGTTATAGTGAACTTCGACTTTTCCACGGAGGACAAAAGTATGACCTAGAAATTCCATTACCATATGAAAAGTTCTTGGGTTATGGTTATTTCCCGTACATAGATAGCTTAAAGTACTACAACCTAAACAACTACAAGCTACAGAATCACTGTGAGAACACTAGTAATTACATTACATTTAACGAAACTGACGGTACTCACTCAGACTATGAACGTGACGGGGAGCAGTTTGAGTGTGACGAGTGTGGTAGTACTAGTTCCGATGCAGATTTTCTAGTGGAGATAACTGCAGGTAGACACAGAGGAAATTACGCTTGTGAAAACTGTAGAGTTTATTCGGAAGAGTTGGATGCTGACATAGCAAGTGATTATTCTTATTACTGTGAATACTCAGAATCTTATTTCCCTCAGGATGACATGGTCACTCTAGCAGATGGTTCTAGATGTTGGGGTGCACACAATGAAATACAGTCGTACGAGAATGATTATGGATTCTTTCTAACAGGAGATAATAACTTTGAGTACAAAGAGTATGATGGTTTGTATTACCACCCAGAAGATCCTGCCTTCCAAGCATTACTAGATCAAATTGAAGAAAATTTACAAAATCAATCAAACCAAACAAATCAAGACAATGAACAAATCGAAACAACAAACTGCCCACAAACCTACACTGGTGTACTCTAAACCAACTGTACTTAGGAATGAGGAGCAATTATTAAAAATAAACGCAGTTAAAAGCTTTAACACTAATTATGAGTTGTTAAAGGACATTATGTTATTCCAGTCCCCTACTTATGATACAGCACGTAACAAAGCTAAGGCTGCTTATTTGCTTGATTTAGTTTTTGACTACACAGGTGTTGAGGGCATTAACCTTGACGGTAACTTGTACTTTACTAAAGGACTAGCAGAGTTTTATCCTACTGTAGTGGCTCACTATGACACAGCCCAAGATTACCACGAAGATTTGCAAATCATGCAAACAAAAGACTGGATTTATGGCTTCAACAATTACAAAGGTAAACAGTGTGGCATAGGTGCAGATGATTCTGTAGGTCTTTACTTTGCTATTGAGATGCTTAAGCGTCTTGACCACTGTAAAGTAGTTTTCTTCTATGGCGAGGAACGAGGCTGTATCGGTTCTAATGCATGCAACATGCAGTTCTTTGACGATTCAATTATCGTAACTCAGTTGGACAGACGTTCTTACAGTACAGATTTTATCAAGTACACAAACGGACTAGAAGTATTCCCAACAGAACACTACAACTTAATCACTTCATTGATGGATACCTATGGTTATTCGTTCAATGACGGTAGTTGTACTGACGTAGGTGCTTTGCGTAGAAGAGGATTGAAAGTAGCATCTCATAATTTGAGCTGTGGTTATCTGAACGAGCACATGGATGACGAGATAATCCACATCAACTCTATGGAGAATGCATTCTGTTTTGCCCAGGAGATGCTGGAAATGTTGTCAGAGCGTAACATACCTCTATCTTTTCCTGTAAAAATGCAAGTACAAGATGACTTGACATATTCAGGCCGTTCATCATATTATGATGTATTTGACGAAATTTATGAAAAAACCACAGGTAAAGTAACTAGAGATACAATTTTATCAGATGTAGATTTTAGGCATCGTGTTCTTGAGAATATGTATGGTAACTACGAAGTCTTTGTACCTGATGCTGAACTACTTGCTTATTACGAGGGTTATCATGGAGAAGAAAAAGATTACGAAGTTGACTTAGCTTGTGGTGAATTGAGTCCAGAGTTATTTGTATGCTTGACTAAAAAACAATACACAGAGCTCACTGGAGAAATACAGGAAGCTGATCCAGAAGAACTAGTAGAGTCAAGACTAGTAAACAACTTATCTCCAGTTACAGGAAAACCATTACAAAAAGGCGTTGAGTACTACATAGATCACGGAGTTATTTATTGCAGAGATTCCCGTACCTATATTCCGTACGAAATGAGCCCTGAAGATTGTCTAAATTTTCCTGACGATGACAGAAATGCACTTAGCAGTATGTGCAATGAATTTACTTTTTAATTAACGGGGGAGAAATCCCCCTTTTTATTTTATTATGACAGAATTTGAACACTACGGAGAGTCGTTAAGTACGCACCCAGACTACTTAATGATGCAACGTCATTATCAAGAAGAATTGTTAATGGCTGAGTTGCAAATGACAGAAGAATTGAGTAAATTCGTAACCCCCGTTTCTGAAAACGAGGTCAATTTAATTGATACACAACAAGTTAAAGAAAATGAAGAAAACGTTTTACGAAGTACTCTGGGACCTGTGTGAGAAGAGTGGCTTCATTGAAGAATGGAAGTCAGAGGGTCTGCTGATACATAAGGATTCTAGAATGACTTGGCATCCAAGAGTTGCTGAGATTCTAGGTAAAGATGATTTATCAGTAGTAGGTAGTATTGCGGATTCAATTCCAAAAGTAGTTACCAAACCTAAAGAACCTGAGGTTGATATCTCTTGGATTAAAGAGTACATGGTTAAGTTTTCAGCCAAGAATCTAGGTGTAACAGCCAAGACTACTGACTTAGCTACTGTACAAACCAAAATGACCAAGTTTATCCAAAAGTACAAATACACCAAAGAAGAGATTCTAGGTGGTACTGACCTCTATATAGATACCTTGCGTAGAAAAGGCTCTTTGAATTATGTAAGAGAGTGTGGCTACTTTATCTCTAAGCGAATTGATGGCATCGACCAAAGCGATTTAGCTAACTGGTGTCAGCAATTCAAGGATAATGGCAACCAATCAACAAACTATAACTCAAGGAACATTATCTAATGCAGGACTTTGAGAGGGTACTAGGTCAAATTGAGCGAAATAAGGCCATTAAAGAAGGTGGGGGTATAACTTCTATCCTTCCGCCTTTCCCTCGCTTAGGTGAGAAGTATGGTGGCTTTACCAAGGGTTCTATCACTGCAATAACTGCCGGCTCTGGTGTAGGTAAGACCAAGTTTGTAAAATACTTCACTATCATGAATATTTTCAAGCGTACAGTCAACTCCAACATCAAACCCAAAGTATTCTATTTTGCACTAGAGGAATCTGAGACTGACTTCTGGTTATCATTTATTGCTATGTACTTGTACGAGAAGCATAAGATAACCATAAGCGTATCTCAACTGAAGTCCATTGGTTCTTACACAGTAAATCAAGAACTACTTGAAAAGATTAAGGGAGCAGAGAAGTTCATTAAGGCTTTGCAGAACAACGTAGAGGTTATTGATTACATCCGTAACCCCACAGGAATCAAAAAGCACATTAAAGCTTTCTTTGACAACCCAGAGATAGGTGATTATGAGTATAAAGAGTACGATGGAAAACAAGTACCTGTTGCTTATCATTACAAATCAGATGACACCTGGGTATTTTTTATTTTAGACCACATCAGTCTATTGTCTAATGAGATGATGTCCGAGACTAGAACTCGACTCAGTACTTATCAGACACTTGACTATATGGTCAAAGACATTACGCTGGAATTGTTTTCCAAGAAATTCAAGATGGCAAACATTATTGTTCATCAGCAGACTCCGTCATCAGAAAAAGCCCAATACACTAACAGAGGCGCACTGATTGAGGAGATGTTGGAACCATCACTAGAAGAACTCCACCTTAACAAAGGTGTACAACAAGACTACGAGATAGTGCTAGGCTTGTTTAATCCTTCTAGACATAACATACCTGTGCATAGTGGGTATGACGTATCACTGCTAGGCCCTAAGTACCGTTCTTTGATATTTTTGAAAGACCGACACTTTGGCTTAGAAAATTCTGCAGTGGGATTATACTTCAACGGAGCTAATGGTGAGTTCCAAGAACTGCCTAGAGCCGAGGAGATGGCTAATCCAGTAAAGAATTACTACGAACACTTTATTAAGTTATGACCGAGCATTTGAAAGAGATTTACACAGAGATGTGCAAGAGAGTAGGAACTGACCTTTCAGAGGTTGATCTTACAGAGAAGAACTGGTACCAGAAGTACCGTTGGCCAATCAAAGAAGAAGTAAGTTTCAGAGATTGGCTACTTAATTACCTAGAAACGAACCCAAACGCAATAGACGCAATTGTAAGTGTAGGCATCATTCGTCATGTAGACAAGAAGAAAATGGCCACCGAGTTTGCTAGTTATTTTGGATGGGATCATTTAATAGAAACCGAACAATCGAAAAATTAAAATCATGTCAAGCAAATTAATCGCTATCGTAGGCCCTAGTGGTACCGGTAAATCTACCAGTATCCGCAGCCTAAGTCCTAAAGAAACGTTTATCATTAACGTAGCCCGTAAAGAATTGCCATTCAGAGGTGCAGAGAAACTCTACAACACTGAAAGCAAGAACTACATGGAGGTTGATGATATTCCACAAATTACTGCTTTACTCGGAACAATCAACGAGAAAGCCCCGCACA